GCTATGTTTTTCGCGTGACGCGCTTTAAAAGATTTTTTGCGTGCTTTTTCAGATGCCGTTTTAGGGCTTTTCCCAGCGCCAGACACGCCTTGCTGCCCAAAACGTATGGTCTTGACCTTGTCGCCCTCTTTAGCCACGACGACGTGCGATTTTGTCGGGTGTTTCGGCGTTCGCTTCGGCTTGTTATAGCCAGATACGCCGACGCGAGATAACCTAGCATCCTTTTTACGCTCCGCCATTATCTAGTCACTAATCTATTATACATTGTCCGGTATTGAGTTTCAGATAAAGAATCATAGCCCATTTTCTTTTCAAGCTCTTTTTGGTGGTTCATAAATTCTTCATATGTCGGGTCATCAACACGGGGCAATAATAGCTCAGGTAAACCCTCTTCGCTTGGGGGCGTCGGTATCAAACTTTCAGGATCGGCATCTAACACGGATGTTAATTGTGTAGGCGTCACGTAATCCATGCCAAGGCCAGAATTCCCGATTTCGTATGGTGCCTGATAATTTTGAGTATACGCAGGCGTCACGTAATCCATGCCAGCGCCAGAATTCCCGATTTCAAACGGGGTCGTGCTGAGCGGCGGCTGATATCCGCTAGGACGCACGCGCATCGGACCGCCGTTAGCGGAAACTGTCGGGATCTCGCGGTTTTGCTGTCCGAATAGGCCACCTGTGATCATGCCAAGGACACCTGGAAGTTTTAGGGGGCCTTGCAGCGTTAATGGGCCGATTGCGTAAGGGCGAGGGCTTGGCGTGCCTTGCGGGCTAAACAACGCGCGCTGCATAAACGGGCGGTCATCTTGGACTATTTGCGGGCGATAGCCTGGCTGAATGCCCTCTAAGTAATTGGTAGCAGATTGCATAGCGGGCTGGTTAAACCCAAAAAAGGTCCGATGACTAGGATTGCGTGCCTGCGCTAGTCGCATGGCGTCGCTGCTACCACTGCCACTTTCTGCCGCCTTATTTGCCGCAATAGTACGCGCCGTGCGTGCGTCGTAGTCTTGCGTGCGTTCTTTCAGGCCAAAGCCCATCGCTAGATCGTCTAAAATGCCCATATTACGATTTCACCTTCTTTTCCCACTTGCGGCACTCAACCTCGACGATCTCGTAGCCTGGATAGTTGCGTTGTAGGGCTGGAACCCCGTTCATCATAAAATCCGCCGCGCATTGCTCTTGCGTCTTAAACGCTGGTCCACCCACCGCCATGCAGCTTGTTTGGGCACACATAAGAACGACCGCGGTGAACATTACATCACTTATACCTTCCGCCGAAATTGATTTTTTGCGCCAGACTACGCTGACCAGGTTTTTTCGGCTCAACCGTGGGTTTTTCGCCCATGATTGATTTTAGTTTTTGCTTCATGCAGCCCGTGATCTTGCATGTGCGGGGTGTTGGGCAGCTCCCGCCCTGTGGACACATAGCCATTACTTACCCTTTCCGTAGCACTTACCGCCCGCGCGGCATTTCGAGATCGTCTTGCAGCCCTTGCACGGCTTAAATCCAGTTGTCGTTGTTACGGACATCACTTCTTACCCTTTGATTTCTTTTTCTTAGCCGTCTTGGCAGCCGCTTTGAACGCCTTAGCGCTCGGCGCGCCCTTACTTCCTGGCTTGCGCATCTTTTCGCCGCTGCCCTTCGCAATCCGCTTACGTTTAGCATGAATATTAGCGTACAAACCCTTTTTCGGCATATCGGTAACCTTTTGCTCGTTATGCACATAATACATGAAAACAGGGCATAATAAACCCCGCGCCGTGGGAGATCAGCGCGGGGGAGCTGTTAGCTCTGCGGCTTGGGGGAGGAGTAAGAGAAGCCGCTGCCAAGAATATGCCTGAAAACAGTGCTTGTGTCTATGTTAACAATCAATTAACGTGTCCACATTAAAAGAGGAGAATGCTATGAAATATGGTAGCGTATGTTCAGGGGTCGAGGCGGCGACGGTCGCGTGGCACGGCCTCGGATGGGAGCCGCAATGGTTCAGCGAAATAGACAAATTTCCTAGCGCCGTGTTGGCGCACCATTATCCAAACGTGCCCAACTTGGGCGACATGTCAAAATTTAAGGAGTGGAACGATGACCCAATTGACCTTCTTGTCGGAGGAACCCCATGCCAATCATTCAGCGTCGCAGGATTGCGAAAGGGATTGGATGACCCGCGTGGCAACCTCATGCTCACCTACGTTGCAATTGCTGCACGATATAAGCCCAGATGGTTGGTCTGGGAAAACGTCCCCGGCGTCCTGTCATCTAACCGAGGACGAGATTTTGGCACCCTCCTCGCAGCGTTGGGGAAAATCGGGTATGGGTTCGCCTACAGAGTTTTGGACGCTCAATACTTCGGAGTGGCCCAGCGACGCAGACGTGTGTTTGTTGTCGGATACCTTGGAGACTGGCGACGTGCCGCAGCGGTTCTATTTGAGCGCGAAAGCCTGTCAGGGCATCCTGCGCCGAGCCGAAAAGAGAAACAAGAAACTGCCGGATACACTGCAAGCAGCTTTGGAAAGTATGATCAAGGCGTGGGAACAATTAGAGCCGCCGGGGGAGACTTAGGCGGCGGCAGTGAAACCCTTGTGGCAAAATGTCTGACGACCCGCGTGGGCAGGGCGTTTGACGCATTAACAGAACAGTTTGTCACGGAACAGCGGGATGTGAACACAATAACGGCTTCTTATGGGATGGGCGGCGTTGATTGGGAAACAAAGCCGCTTTTGTATGGTAACAAGAAAAAAATCATCTCACATGCAATACATCCTCATTCTATTGGTAGAAGTGAGAAAGCGGGGCCACAAGGTAGAGATCACCTTGATGCGGAAAAAGCATACACCCATGATGCTAGAGGCACTGCGCAAGTGGTCGCAAATGCAAATGCAGTTCGCAGATTAACCCCTATCGAAACGGAACGGCTGCAAGGGTTTCCCGATAACTACACGCAGATCCCGTGGCGCAACAAAACGCCCGAAAATTGCCCAGACGGGCCTCGATACAAGGCGATGGGCAATAGCATGGCGGTGCCAGTGATGCGTTGGATCGGCGAGCGCATACAGATGGTAGAGGAGATCACACAATGACATTCTTCTACGCACTCGTCATCAATTACGCGCTACAGGGAACGCCCTTGCAGACGCAAATGTACTTCGACAGCTTCAAGGCGTGCTCAAACGCTTTACGCGCTGCAGAAGCCCTCTCAGACGCCATATCGGCCGACCTAATGTGTGTCAACACTGGCAGGTTGTCTGGATCAATCAGGCCAAAGCTACGGCCTGAAAACTAACAACTTGGGCGCCTCACACAACCCCGCGTATTCCACGCTTCAACGGGCGGCTCCATGAGCCGCTCGACGCGCTTCCGTAGGCCATTGTCGTGTGATCATTGGCCAAAGCTAAACACACAGCGTCCGCGCGGTCTGGCGATGCCACGCCGCGCTTTTTCATTGCCTCCTTCGATTCCACTTGCAGCTTACCCGCGCTGGTAAAGTGATACCGGGGCGCCGCTAGCTCCGCATACAGCGCGTCATCGCGCGGCAGCTTAACATCCATACCCTCTAGCCACGTCTTACACTTAAACCACAGCTCAGCGCGCGTATTAAGGTAGGTGTCCTTCTGCGTGGCCCTCTCGGACACGTTCAACCCACGCGCGGGCAGCCCTAGCTCTCGCAGTCGGTCCAACACCCCAGCGCCAAAGCCGTTGCTGTCCACGATGATCTCTAAGGGACGCCTAGACGGCGGTGTCGCGTCCCACTCCGCCTTGACGGCGCCCGTGAGCTGCATCAAATCGAGATTTCGCCAGACCGTGAGCGGGTGGATAACGGGACCCTGCCGCTTGCACAACACGCTGCTATCGTTGCCTTGCCGGGCGACGTCCAAGCCCCAAAAGCCCATCGTCTCGTCGTGGATCTTAATATCGTTGGCCATCGCGTGTTCGATCAGCGACACGGGGATCACAGTGTCCTCCTCAGATGGGGGAAAGTTGCCCAGGACGCGCACATGGTACGCGGGGCTGTCCTCGCTGTAGCGCCGCTTCATGTCTTCGACGAAATCGTCAGACACGCGCTTACTGTCAACGCAGCTCACATGCATCGTGTACCAGTCGTCGCGCAGCCGATTGTGCGTGTCGTAAAAGAACCCCGTGTTCCGCGTGGGGTTGCCGGTCAACACCGTCGTAGCATTATGCCCAGACATAGATCCAGAGGCCGCCTCAAATACGGCCGACGGGACACCGCTGGCTTCGTCGGCAATCAGCAACACGTTTTCGCTGTGGACACCCGCAAGCGCCTCTGGCTGTTCGGCGCGGGACGTCCGACACGAAATAAACGTGGCCTCTGGCTGGCTCTTCAGCTCGATGCGGTCAGATTTAATCTCTAGCAATTTATCAAAGGGGGGCTTTAGTCGCTTGGCTACATTTTTCATTTCGGCGAAACAGGCGTCAAACAACTGGGACGACGTGGGGGCCGTGACAACCGTTTTGGAAGGCACGCGCATCAGGACGTGCCAGATCGCAGCCATCGCGACAGCCGTGGATTTGCCGACACCGTGGCCAGAACGGACCGTTATACGGCGCTGATCGGGATCGGCGAT